GTTGAGGGTCTCCATCGCTTGTTCCTCCTCATCCTTACTGAGTGCGAAGATAGTGCCGAATCGCTTCTCGTGGTATCCGGCAATCTTGGCCGATTCTGCCGACTTGAATCCGACTCCCCATGAGTTGTCATCGAGAGGAGAGGGAATCCAATCCTCGAACATCGCCCCGGTCAAGGTGAGGTCGATGAATTCAACTTGTCTTCCGAGCGATTGCCGGAATTCCTTGTATCCGCCATAAAATTCATCCGTGTCACCGAATGCCTTCATTCGCTTGCTCATCTGTTTCTTGGTTGCAATCGACCCGAACTTCCCGGTGATTTTCCCAAATGCCAAAATCTTGGTCGAGTACTCGCCAATTTGCGAACCATCGGCTTTCTCTCCATCATTCTGCACTCGTTTGGCAACTGCTGCTGCACCATCAATGGCGAGTTCACGGAGGACTCGGTTCACATCACCAATCTGTTTCAGTTGAGCGAGGTGCGATTTGAACAAATCGGAGGTTGAATTGAATACTTGCATTTTATTTTCGATTTGCTTTTTTTATCAAATATCTCGTTTTCACTCGGTTAAGCAATGGCGAAAAAAATAATTGAATTATTTTGCATCAGTATTTTGCAGTTTCGGAAACTCGCCATATCATTGCACTCACTAACCAACAAGAAAAAAAGTCATGAAAGAACAAATCATCATCGCAACAATCAACACGAAGTCTAATTACAAAGGTCTTAATGGTCACCAACTCGTTGTCAAGGAGTTCCAAGGAACAATGGTTGAATGTCTCTATTTCGACCCGGAGTTTCAAAAAGAAATCACCATCGCATTCACATTGTCAGAAATTTCAAAAATCATTTCATTTGATTATTGGGAATTGAAAAATAAAGCAAGTCTCACAGAGCAAGAGATGGAATTGCTTGAGTTTTTCAACGAGGAGCAATCAACAGATTACAATTGGTTTGATGGAGTTTACTACAAAAAAAACAAATACGCATATTAATATTTCACCGGGGTCGAGCAATCGACCCCATAATTCTCAAAATAATCTCTCAAACTTTAATCTCTCAAATTATGTGGAATTCAGTAATTGCAAACATCGCCAAGTGCGAAATCGAAACAACCGACAATCGTGTCAAGGTCAAAGGACACCTATCGGTCGAGGCCGGAGGTCTCAACCATGTGCAGAATCTCATCTCAGCATTCGGTGGTGTCCTCTCAGTCGTGGCATGGGAATCATCGGTTGACAAGACACCGATGGCATTCATGCGTTACACCATCGACAATTACATCATAGGGTTCAGTTTCTCGCTCGTTCTCAACATCACTCCGGAGATGGCGCAGAAACAAATCGCAGCATGGGGAGGCAATGACCTCATGAAGTTCAAGAAGTGCAACTTGACTCTCGTTGATAATTGCTATTTTGTCAGACCAAATTCAGATTTATATGAGGCAGAAAAAAAGTCCGTGGTCAACTGAGGCCATCATCCTTGGAGGTTTTGCGCTCCTCGTTCTGATGATACTTTTTCGCAATCTGATACTTCATCAGTAAAAAAATGACCCGGTCAAAAACCGGGTCTTTTTCGTTCTCTCAAAAATGGAAAAACTTAAATTTAGGGTCTTGAAAAACCTTGTTGGATGAGACCGGAATTTTCGCAATTGAAACACAAGTCCTCACCTTTCAAGTTGAGTTGATTCGCCCATGTGGCGATGCTTGCATTGTAGTTGTCCAAGAATGTGGTCATGTTTCGCTCGGTCAATTCTCGATTGCTCTGAGCGAAGTAATTGGCACGAGGCGATGAGATTTTCGCCCACAAGATTTGATAGCAAAGGAGATTCGCCCATGCATCGGTCAAGTATTCCTTCTCGTGGCAGATGAATTGGTCGAGTGAGCAGACAAGGTCTGCATCGATGTAAATCCCCGACTGCGTTGAGTCTTGATTGTAATCAATTCCGAGGCCGTAGTTCAATGGAGCGGTCACCGGGAAGATGTTCCAACCATTGTTCATTATCCACGAGAATCGATTCCCGCACTCGATGTCAAATTGATCCCATCCATAATCCATGAATGAACCAAGCAATGTGTCCAAGTTGGTGCAATCGACCGCAACCATGATGTTGATTTTGTCGAAGTCCGAAACGAATGTCTCATTGACCGGGATGAAGTTCATTCCCGGAGTCAAGTCGGCAGTTCCGGAATAAATCACCGAACCATCTTGAGTTTGGAAAATCTTAAATGGTACTGCATTGACTGCAACCGACCCGGCATTGTAGATGTATAGCTGCCGAATGCGGAGGCCGAGATACTTCGACCCCTCGATGCTTACGAAAACTCCTCTGAACTCCGCTGATGCCGGGAGAGGAGTAATCTGCGACCATTGTTGAACATATTGTTTTGAGGTGCGAAAAAGAACTTGGTCGAGTCTCGCTTCGGCAACCGAAAACAACACCTTCTGAATATCCATCCGAAATCGTTGATAGGATGCTCGTTGAGTCGATGCCCAAAATCCGGCATAAGATGCTTGCTCCGGAGTGCTGATTGATTCAAGCAATTCCATCCCCATTCCGGGATAGTCATTGATATAAACTCCGGAAATTGGTTCGGTGCTTCCGCAACTCAGAAGACCAACATAATTTGTGAGACAATTCATGGCGATGATTTTCGCAAAGTTAGTCAATGCGCTGAATCCTTGTCACCATTGGCGTTCAGAATTCGGAAAATCTTATTCGACAATCCGACCCAAACTCCAAGAACTTGAGCGAGTATGAATAGAAGTATGTTGTCGCTTGACTGCACTCGGTTGAATTTGTATAACCAACCGACTCCAAGGAGGAGCGCAACAAGGATGCCCGTGACTGCTGAATAAGCATATACTTGCATCCGTTTATTGTAGGTGCGTTCATTCATATTCCGGGAAACAATCCCCGGAGAAGACCGCCCACGAACTTTCCTCTGCGCTCGGCTCGTTCCACCTTTTGCGATTTGTTCTGCTGACATGAATCGAGATACATCGTTGCCTTGGCGAGGGTCTGCGTTGATGCCTTGAGGGAATCAAATTTAACATCGTGCTGAATGATTCGAGTCATCAATGCCATGTTCCACTCTTCCAACTGCGCTGATGCTTCGATGTCTCGCTCGAATGCTTTTTTGTCGAAATAGAAATTGATTCCAACGGCCACGGCCATCAGAAACAAGACTAACCTATCGAATTGAATTTTCATTTGATAAAATTTTTTAACTCCCAAACAATCGATTTTAAAACGCTTACCTTTTTAATTTCTCCCTTCTCCTCGATTGTGAAGTCATGTTGCTTGGCTCTTTTGTACAAGTCGATGAATGCATTCAACAATCTAACCGAGAGCAGCAGTATCCATCCGTAATGAAGTAGGAATGTCTCAACCGAATTCATGTCGGTTGGAATCACTTGCGCCAAATTTACCCATGCGACCACGGCATATGCCGGGAGGTCGGCAATGAAATGATAAATCGTGTCTTTCATTTTATTTTGAAAATCAATGTTCAAAATTATGTTGTAATTGCATTCATAAATTCTCCATTTTATGGTCAATTCTCGTGATTGTTTCAAGAAGTATGGCGCACCCGATGCAGCCAATCCATGCATGACCTTGTGGGATGTTCCGACATCTCTTGAAATCGGAATGATACCGAAACGCATCTACTGCAACAAGGACATGGTGATGCCTCTGAGCATCGCATTCGGCAATCTAATCAACCGAGGATTCGTGGCTGAACTCAAGACATGGGATGGTTGTTTCAATATCCGGAAAGTCCGTGGAGGCAATGCGATGTCGCTGCACTCATGGGGAGTCGCAGTCGATGTGAATGCCTTCTCGAATGGTCTTGGAAAAGAACCAACTCTATCTCCCGGATTCGTGAAATGCTTCACCGATGCCGGGTTCGATTGGGGAGGAGTTTGGAAACGAAAGGATGGGATGCATTTCCAACTTGCAAAAATTTAATTATTCCGGAATTCGAACTTCATTCGCCCATGGTTGAGGGTCATATGTCCAATCATTCGATTGTCCGGGGATGATTTCAATGTGAGGATTGCTTCCATCAATGATTTCATCGGGAATTCCTTTCGGGAATGCTTTGCAAAGAACCTTTCCAAATCTTTCGAAATGAGTACAAGTTGAACAAGGGAAATTTCCGGCTTCCATAATTTATTTTAAGAAATATTTTTCAGCGATTTTTTTGACCTCCAATGCCCATGGACTTGGATTATCATTGAGATTGAATTCGGTGAATGCTTCTGCCCAAAACTCATCCACATCTGTTTGTGCATAGTCTCCAAGATAGTTCCTCCATGCTTGTGCTTTTTTCTGATATTTCAAGACAATGTTTTGTTCATTCAAAGAATCTTTGAATTCTTTTACAATGCCTTTTTTGTATTTACTCTGCAATCCTCTTATTTCATCCCAAAATTTAATAGATTGAGAATCACCCATTTTTGAACTATTTGAATGACTTATAAAATGAGCAAATTCATGAGTCAATGTCGAAATTTCCAATTTATCATCGATGAATTTTCTCTCTGCATCTGACATCATAATTGTTGAGCCATTGAACACCGAACTTTTTGCCTTATAATCCGGTTTTGGTATGTTTCCGGTCACTCGTGTAATATCAAATCGGTGTCCAAAATCAACTTTTGTCAACATTGTTTTTCGTTCTAATGGCAATCCGTTGTAACGAACGAACCCAAAATTGTTGCCAATGGACTGCATCGTGAAATCAATCGCTGATTTTTTATCGACTCCATCTCCAATTTTGTAAGTATCGGCTAATTTATTGAGTTGATTCACCCGGACTTGCATTTTTTCAATTGTCATTGATGGGTCAATCGTGATTGATTTTACTTTGACTCCCAATTTTTTAGTGAGGATATCATTCATTTCTTCGGTCAATGATTCCATGGTTGCAACCTTCGGAATAGTTGCTTTCGGTGGCTTCGGCAGAACCGGAGGAGCGGTCATCTGCGGAGGAATCGATGGTGGTGGAGCGATCACCGGAGGAGGAGTCGGTTTCGGTTCAACAATTCCTTTGCCTCGGTTGTACTGCTCCTCTGAAATCGGCCACAACTTGTGTCGGCAATTGTAACCTCCCGCATACGAGAAAATCGTGGTTGAGTTTGTTCCGGCCATCTTACCATCCCAACTCTGCGATGCCCATTTCTCGACCTCTTCTTTTTTATAGAATCTCCCCGCTCGTGATTGGCAGAACTGCCTCGTGTCTCCGATGATTGTGCCTTGGTAGAGGTAATGCTTGAGACCGAGGTCTTCCGATATAGTCTGCAAGTATTCACGATTGAACACCATCACCGCATCGTTGGTAGTCTGCTTGATGTAGCGGTCGAGATATGCTTTCCGCTCCGGAGTTCCTTCGATGAATCTCCTCAAGGTCTCCATCAACTGCGCCCGGTCGGAGACCCCGGCAATGTTCGATTTCAGAACCTCTTGAATCGCATTACCGAAGTTGTCAACGATGCCTCCTCCGAGGAGCGCATCCTTGGTGATGGCGATGTTCGATTGGAGAATCGCATCGTACAATCTCCGGGTCGGCACGAAGTCATCGATGGTACTCTGAATGTATTGGTCGGTCAAGTCCTTGATTGTCGAGAACTCATTGAGCAACTTCTTCACCTCTTCCTTGTAGGTCGGATTGTTCACCACAAGGTCACCGATTTTCCGCTTCATGCCAATCAACTCCCGGAGAGTTTTGGCTCGGTCATTGGGGTCGAGCGAGAGATTGGCAGCGACTCTCTGCACATCACGAGAGAGAGTTGCGAAGACCTTCGGCAATGCTCCGGCCATGCCATTCTCAAGCGCAGCCTCAAGGTCACCAAGTTGCTTGATGATTGCTCGTTGTTTCCCGGTGAGTGCATCCAATGGGTTTGCCATGGTCACAAATTTACCACATGAATTCGACTTGTCATTCTGCGATTTATGCGCTATTTTTCGCAGTTACAATATCTCAAAAAAATGGAATTTATTTATGACAACATCCCTCGATTCATGGAGGAAGAGGCACGAGTGCAGCGCATCCTTGAAGCACGAGGATACATCGTTCTCCGCACATGGGGAGAATTCAACAAGGCCGATTTATTGCTTGGTCGAGAAGTCGATGGCCGTGCCACATTGGTCGGTCTTGCGGAAGTCAAGTCGAGGGAATATGCGGGGAATGCGCCATTGACAATTGAATACATCCGGAAATCCGGAGGGTATCTTGTCTCGTATCATAAACTCGACCATGCCTCGAAATTGTCAGCGATTCATCAAGTGCCATTCTTCCTCATTGTCAATCTGATGCTCTCCCGGCAGTTGCTCTTCTTCCAACTCACCAACTCAGAGGGTAAATTCGTGGCCGAGTTTGAAACGAAAACAACGCAGACCATGAAGTCGGCCAACGGAGGAGTCGCAAATCGAATCAATGCCTTCCTCCGTGCGGAGGGAGATTTTTTTTCGGCATCAAAGTATTGATTTTCTCAAAAAAGAAATGCCCACAACTTCGGTGGGCATTGGTCATCCGAGACTATCGGATGAGAGGGAATTTCACTTTCTATGCTTCGCCCATCAATGGCACAAGTCCGGCATTGATTTCGGCCAACTTCGCATCCGCCATGGCATTGACATCAACTCGTTGCTCTTCGAGTGGCTTCTTAATCCACATCGGGTTCTCCTCAGTCAATTGAATGATGAACGATGTGAGATTGCTTGACAACACGAAGTCTCGCTTCGTGCAGCCACCTTGAGCGACCAACATGATTTTCTCATCCGTTGTTCTGAATGGCAGAGGGTCGAGTGCATTGTTCACCTTCAAGAAATACTTCTGAGGCGAGTTCTCGCCATACAATTTCTCGACATAGTCTGATTCAAGGCCGTTGATGATGATGGGATTGTAGGCCGATTTCCGTGCCTCTGAGAGCATCCCGGAGATTGCTGCTGATGTCAACACATCGAAGTCGGTCGGAATGGTCACCTTCGGCAAAGCAGCGACAACCTTCTCCTCGGTCATCAACCCGGACTCGAACAATGGCTTGTATCGCTGACACATGATGTGATAACAAACTCGCTCATAAACATCAGCGAGGTGAACGCACACCGAGAAACAGAATGTGTTCAATTCCTTCCGGTCATACTCCTTGGCGATTCCGGATTGATTGCTTGGTATTTGTCCGAGGATTTCGAGGCCGATGGCCTTGAGTCCTTGAAATTCCTTGTAAACGATGTCCTCTTGAAATAGTTTCACCGAATCAACGGGTCTCTCGATGTATCCGGCCGGAGGAATCGGTGGAATCGTTGGGTTCGGATTGATGGCAGAGACCCGGTCGATGTTGATTTCAAGAAGTCCGAACGGACTGCTTGATGCTCTTCCCGAACCACTACATTTTCCGCATGAGACTTTCTCGTGCTTGTGATTGTAGGCTTCGCCCGTGCCGTTGCAAGTCTTGCATGGGGAGAGTTTCAATGCCCACTTCTGAGGCAGCGCATGAACTGCGTAAAGGATGTTCAAGTCATCGGTGCGATACAACACCTCATTCCATGCCGGGAGGCAAGGAGCGAGAACTGAATCATAAATCAGATGACCATCCTCTTCTTCGTAAATTACTGAGCCAACCTTGATGGTCGGGAGTCGAGGGAAGTCGAACGGAATAAAGTACACCTCAAATGGGTCAACTTCACGAATCTCCTTGAATTGCCGGAACAGAATCAATCCGAACTTGGTGATGGCGAGATACTGACACCATTCTCTGCGATTGGCATCCTTCCATTCCTCAACCTCAACGATGACAAATTCATCATCCTCATAAATCAAGTCATCGCTCTCGAATGTCTGAGGAAATGGCCGACTCCAATCAAGAGTTGGTGTTTCCCGTGGATCCTCGATGAAGTCATCCAATCGTGGCAGCACGGCCACAACTGCATTCGCATCTTGTAAATAGGTCTTGAGGAACACATTGAAGAGCCATGTCTCCAAATTCGGAATGCGAGGCATTCCATCGGTCACATACTTCTTGAGTGTGTTGTCGATGTTGCCTACCTTCTCAGCGATTCCGGTCTTCGTGTAGTCGGTTTCCCATCGGATTTTGAAATCATCCGCTTGTTGAATTTTTTGGAGGAAGTTGTAAACTCTCCCGGTGGATGTCTTGGTTGGTGGTTGCCAACGATTCCTCCGGTATTGAACCATCCACTCCTCCTCCGATGGATGTTGGGCATGGAGTAGTTTGTCGGGGTATTTATCCTCGAAATGCCATTCGAGTTGCTCGGCCTTGCGCCTTGCCTCCCGGATGTATTCGCTCCGACCTTCACGGATTTCATCATCCATGAGTGCTTTGATAATTTCCCCGACAACTTGCTCCATCATTTTAAACCCTAAAAATTAAAATTTAATCCTCACAACCCGAAACAACGAGAGAAACCTCTTGGCTTCCAATAACGCATCCACTTGCAGTTTTAACCACTACTCCAAATGTTCCGGAGCCATTAGTTGCTGAACCCGGCACAACATTTACTGCACCCGTTGACACATTTATTGAAATTGTGGGAGAACCATCGCTTCCCGGAGCCGGAACCCAATCATTGATGAAATAGTTTCCGGGTTCTCCGTTTATTTCGGTGGCTCCGGTCAATGACCACATTTGCGTTCCAATTGAAATTCCGGAGACATTAAGTGCTGCACTTAAATCCGGAGAAAATGGAGAGCAATCATTAGTACCCCATTGGAAGTTCGCCCATGTTGATGGCGCAGTAATGATGAAGTAAAGACCTTCGAGGAATGTGTCCGTGTCCATCGCATAAGGCAATGGGTTCTGCTTGGAAACCCATGTCACAGAAACCTCGGCAGTCTGATATGTGTTAAGGTCTGCACCGATAACCGGGTCACCGATGATTGTCACATAATTTCCGGAGGCATCCCAAACACGGCCGGGAGTGAAGTAGTAAAAATCGTAATTCTGTGATGCTGAGAGGATTGAGTTATACCACTCGATGTTTTCCTTTACAACACCTTGCATATCAGAATAATTTAAGGTGTGAGTTTTTGCGAGAGCCTTGGTGGTTTGCATACCTCTTCCGGCAGTTGTTGCCGTGTCGGGTCTTGGCTTCTCCCCGGATGTGTTGAATACAATGTATCCATCGCCATCGGCAAAAAGTTGCAGAAAGTCGGTTTTTAACTGACTCGAAGATTGGTCAAGGATTGCGAATCCGGCCGTTTTCTTAACATAAGCAACGGCAATGATTTTATTGAGAAATTCCGGGTCGCATTGGAAATTGGTATAGCAACCAACATCCGGACAAGTAAGTGAATAGATAGACATTTTTTTGAAATTTTAGCAATTTACGCAAGTGCTATTCTTCGGCTGATAGCCTTGAATGAGTGCCGAGAATTTGACTTGTGCCAAATCCTCAAAGGATGATTGTGTGGTGAAGTCTTGAATAGTGGCAACATCAATATCACCATTGACAAACAGATTTTGACCATCCACCACAAAGTTCGTGTGCCGTGTGGCATCGACAAGCGCAGATTGGGTTTCAAGGTCGAGAAAATCAGTATGCAAATCTATCGATAAATCTTGTTTATTCTGTGGTCTTCTTGTAACTCCATTGGATTGGCGATAGGTGCTTTCCATTATCACGGGTTTCTTGCCTCCACCATTGATGCCGAGGCGAACTTGCTGATACCAATCGTTGTAATATTCGAAACCTTGAGCGATTGCGTTGCTTTCTGCCCAAAACTGAACCATGGTGCTGAAACAATCAGAATTGTCAAGGGAAATCAAGTTGCTGAACGAATAGATTTCACTTACATCATCTTGCGAAGTCGAGCATAAGACACCCGAATAGAGCGAGCCAATATTTTGAGGTAAAAATTGGCTCAACTGAAAATCATAAGTTCCGAATGCAGTTGCTTTATTGTTGGCAAATGTTGCATTATATCCGCAGAGCCAAAAGGATGGATATACTTCATCCGGCAACAAGCGATATACCGATTCGGGGAAACATCTATTCAAATAGCCAATGTATTGTTGGTAAGTGTTTATTCCGAATGGAATTACAAACAGATATACAATGTTCGAATATGTATTGGCATCTGCAATCACGAAAACATTGTATGGATTATCCGGGATTGGGAAATTGGTTTCATTCAACTGAATTTGTCCGGCATTGGAATTGACCTCATGCCGATACAACCCGAACCGATAGCAATCACTTTTTACCGATGGGATTAAAACTTCCGATTCAAGTTGTAATGGTGGATTTACAATAGTTGGACATCCGGTCAATGTAGAGTTCCACAATACAATTGGTGTTTGGGTCGAATGTCTAATCTGATTTAAAATATAATATTGTTTACCGCATTCGGGGTTTTCAATTGTATAAGTCCATTTCCACGCAGAAGCAATTGTATCAAATTCAAAGATTATATCAGTTCCATCAAGCATTTCCGCAATCCGTGTTTCGTCTAAATTTACCACCGGTGCGAAACTTTGACCAATTTCATAAATTGGTGTAAGGTTGTCTTGTTCGAAAATTTTAAATTGAACCGATGTTCCTAAACCTTGTACTTGTAATTGATTCAATTCGGTCAAGTATGCTGCCCAATCTTGAAGTGGAATTGAATAGGTAAGAACTATTTCGGCACAACTTTCTGCGTTGCATTCACAAGTTATTCCCGCTCCTTTTGTCGCAGTTCCAATCTTCTGAACCAAATTGAAATCCTTGTCAAATAGGCCAACATCAACCGATTGATAAGGCAATACATTCGATTGATATGGCAGCACATTGAACTGATATTCATCGCCCGATTTACTTGGCATCAAGTATGATTCCTTTTCCGGATAAGCGCAGTTGTTGAACTCGCAGAAATCGAAATCGTAAAAAATATCTCCGTACTTGTAAAAATCAGCGGGCTGATATGGCAGACTTATATTCGCAGCATAATTGGCAATGAAATCAAACGAAGAATATTGCGGTGCGTAAAATCGTTGAAATTCAAAATCATTATCATCACGAACAACAAGCGCAAATCCCTCCGTTGATGAATAGACATTTATCTGCATTCGCTCCGGGAGATTGGTATCGAATGTGCGTGTGATAAAATATCCATCCGGTGCAACCCATTGCAGCGATTCTAAATAAAGCACATACAATGTAGTTGTTGGTTCGAGTGCCAATGGCAGCAACGAATTGAACAATTTAATCGTATACGCACCCGCAGCACTTAACTTGGGAAATTGCAAGTTTGGCCTCGCTCCCCGTGCATAAGTATCTGCGGGGAATCGGACTGCCGTGCCTTTCGCAGCATCATACTTGCATGGCCTTAATCGTGCGACCAATGAACTTGCAATTCCGGTTTGCGAATCAAATTTGTAGGTCTTCGGGAATATCGCAGAACCCGTTTCTGCGTATTGGGTCAATGCCTTGTATGCCTCCAATTCATCAGCGCAAAGCGGCTCTGAATAATTGTAGTTTCCCGGAATCGAACCCATGAACCATGCGCTGCTCGATGTTACTTGATTCGTGGTTGGGTCAATAATCAACACAAGACTAACCTTGTGCAATGGATACTGAACCGCAAGTATCGAATCATAAATAAAAATCTGAACCGGATATAGGATTGCCGGGTCGGGGGTGTAAAAACAATCAACCACGAAGTTGGCATTCAAATCATCATTGTACTGCGCTGCGAGGCCGTTACAAGTCGCAAGAACTTGCGATAATGTTTGACCCACTTGCGACACATTGATTGCGCCATAAATGTCGGTAAGCGCAAGCGAAACAATACGGCCTCGCTCGCCAAGCGAACCAACTTGAATCGCATCCTCAAAGCGATAGAATGGATTGATTGTTGCCATTGGTTAATACCCTAATTGGTAACTGAATGAAAAGCAAAATTTAACATCTAAAGCGCCCACATGAATTCCAATAAGTCGCACATCTAATTGCGCCATAGTTCCTCCCATACCTAAAGCACTATCAATTAAAAGAAATTCGTGTCCGCCACTTGTGGAAAGTCCTATACCATTAGCCATAAAGCTATTTCCATTTAGTGTTTGAAAAGGAAGATTGAAAACAATAGGCGGAGGCAATTGTGCTAATATATTACCATCAAACTTAATTTGCCCGAAAATCATATCGTTTACCTTTTGAAAGTTTCCATAAAGGTTTGTAATAGTATTAAAACCAAGTGAATTGTCAATTTGTAATTGAGAGAATGTTCCCGCACCAAAATTATTATTGATGTTAATACCCCATGTTGTTTCGTTTCCATGGTCGGGGTAAAAGTATTTTCTATCGTTGACATTATCTTCGGGTAGGAATCCTTTGAGACGATTTTTTGGAGTTGATGGCCCGTCTTCATAAGACCCATAGATATTATGGTTTAAAATTGTGTCGGGAAATGTTGCCGCCATTTTGCCCTCGAATTGGAAATATTTACCCACCCCATTGACTGTGTAAAAATTAAAATTGCCCCCTTTTCCTAAAAATGAATTTGGAACTAAATTATCAATAAATTCATGTAATTCTCCATATAAATTGTTTCCCAATCCAATAGTAAACACAACCTTTGCATTAGTTGCATCAGAGTCTATTGATAAGAAATTAAGTGAACTATGGATGTAGGCATATGCTTGATTGTATATTTCAGTTTGATTGATAGCAGTTACATATATTGGGAAGTTGCCACCCGATAAAAAATAATCTGTTATTTTGTAAACGCAACCCTCAACTAATTGTTGATTTGTTACCAAGTCATCAAATTCGGAATTAGTTACCGAAATTCCCGCAATGGTGAACATGGTATCGAGTACATCATCGTTCCACAAGCGATGGTTGGTCGGCACAATCTGCCCCGTGTTGTTGTCAAGGAATGTGTTATCGCTCTGCGTTACCAATTCCGCTTTTGTTTTTACTGCCATGATTTTTTAAAGATATGCGTTTGAATAAGCATCGGAATAAGCCCTTTCGCCAACGGGTTCAATGTCGGGAATATTTGATGCAATTAGTGTAAATGAAGTAGTACCTCCGGAATTATCTTCCGGTTGATTTGTGATGTTACTGATGTAACCGCTGACAACTAAACTTCCACTTTGTAGCTTCACCTTACCATACGGAGTTTTATCAGCCAAATTTAAAAAATCGCAGAGACTCTGCGGGGATTTAAAATTTATTTCTATCGGCCTAAACAAGTAACTCTGTTCAGAAGTTCGCAAAATCGATGCTTGGATGTCGGTTGTTTCGCTAACCAATGCACCCGATGGATATTGACTGCATGGTGCAACAGAATCTTCAATTGCGCTTGAATATTGGGTCTGATATTGACCCACTTGAAATCGTAGAATCGGACTTGCTAAGCCATAGGTGTGCATTCCGAGTACCTTCCACCATCGTGCAGCAATTCGTGCCGGGGTGTGATATACATTGTAAATCGCTGCAAGAGGTGAATTGCTTGTAAGTATTCGATTAGAACTCATTGATACCTCTCCCGGTTGAAATGTAATATTCCCAACTTCGGATTGAATTGCATATTCTGAATTTTGGACAACATTGATTGTCAATGGATTTTTATTTGTCCAAATGATGAAAATATTGTAGTCATTGGGTCGGTCAGATGATGCAGAATCATCGGTAAAATCAATCAACCTTCGGCTAAATTCAATTGCATAGCCTTCGCCAATTATGTCAGTTCTTATATCAAGTTCAGCACTTGAATTTTCGGCCATTGCTTTGTTGGCTACGAAATAGTTTCGGTCGGTGTGAATCGCCCATGCTCCACTCGTTGCGATATTCTTCCAATTATCGTCAAATCCGAGAATGATGTTATTGATTAACTTATCAGCCTTTACCGCTTGCGAAACCTCTCCAACATTCGTAAATTCAGCATTGATTATATTTTGATAAAAATACTCTCTCGGCTCAACACGAATTTTCCATTCATTATTTACCCATTCAAAAGACCATCCAAGGCAGAAAATTCGGTCAAGATTCTCGAAGATGTCCTTCCATGTAGTTCTAAGTTGATAAATTGATTCTTCATTTGGGTCGGGTGGACTGCACCCATATTGCAATTGACTTATCGTTTCGGCATTTCTAATTCGAATGCCATTAGTCAAGACATTGTTCCAATAACATCCGTTCTGCTGCTCACTAAATGCATCCGAAATCAACTTATCATTGCTTCCGGTAAGTTTGTAAATAACCCTTCGTAAAAATGATTCAATTGTAAGAGTATCGCAGAAGCTCGCATAACCACCGGAGAAAATCTCTGTTATTGTAATGCAAGACCCCCCCACAAATGCAAGGGCTGCGACTAATTCAGTATAAAATTCGAATTCAGTAGGATTGTAATAATCAACAAATCTCCTAAAATCACCTTGGTCTCCCCATTGAACCAACAACAATAATCTCTGAAATGGTTGTAGTGTGCAAGTAAAATTTCCGGTGTAATTATCATAATTACCCGACTGATTATAAACGCAGAACTGCCCATCTTTCAGCCTTATTTGTGATACTAATGTATTTGTTCCTTCAACAATAAAGTACCACAATTCGGAACGCATTGTTTTTCCGCTTGGGTCATTAAATGTCGAGACTGCACTTACAAATTGCGTGAACCACTCTAAGGACAACGATACATCGATTGTTCGAACAGATGTGGTGTTGTTTACGAAAATTGCATTAGTGTAGGTAAATGGAGTTCCATTGTAATTGATTGCAGACCCAAATTGACCTTTGAAATCATTTTTATCCCAAACAATTGGAGGCGTTGCAGCAAATCTTGAATCCTCAAATTGATCTCTCGACCATCCATCTATCCAATTCCAATTGATTAGTGATGAAGCAACAAGCGTGTCCTCCAATCCACCCGACCCGCCTTCTGCGACTAAATAAATATCTTGCTTGTGCAGTCTGATGTTATTGAAAGTCAATGGGTCGATTTCGTTTCCATCCAAATCCTTGTTGATGACAAGGTCAATATCAACATCTTGTCTTGCTTTGAATTTTTCCCGAAACTCATCATCGATGATGCCAACTTTTACCGAAAAGGAATCGGTATCGCATACATTGATTTCCTCATAAATCGCTAAATTCAGAAACCCATTAAACTCGTATGGCTGCGAACCGACTTGAGTATCAGATTCAATTTTTATCGCAATTGGTTGATTGATGAAGAATTGGTCATAAATAGACTTGATATATCTTGCTCCTTTATCGTAAAATGACACCTCCGTACTGAATGGTTGGTCAATGCCGTGCGATTCCATTCTAATTGCGGTAAACTCGATGGCATCCCACCCAATCGGTTCTTCGACCTCTAAATCATCTAAATAAAATTTCCAAATTGCCATGGCTAATTATTTATTCCAAATCTATTATTTAGCAATTTAGTGGTTCTTCGTGGAGTGCGAATATACTTCTCAAATCCTCGCTCATCCATGTTGATTTGATGAATCGGGAGCGACTTGAGAATACCTCCAAGTTCATTGATTCCGGAGGCAACCGGGTCAACGGATGGCGCAGAATAGTTGCGATTCATGGCCGATGCGTAGAACAACTCCCGCTTGAGTTCATGGTTCGGAATTACTTGCGCTCCCTTCGGGAGGTCAACGAGGGTCGCAGTTGGTGGTGTATAGTACACCTTCCCGGACTCCGTGATTACTCGTTCAACACCTTCCTCACCAACGATGGCAGCACCTCCTTTGTGTGGTTTGCCACGAGTACCTTTGCGATATTCCGGCACGGGTTGCGCCATGATGAATCCTATCTGCGCTGCTTGCGCTGCAATTGCAATCGCAGCCAATGGAGCAGTCAAGACCCCGGCAAGATATTGAGCAATCAATGGAGCGGTATTGAAGACAACATTGGCAACTGCTTGCAATCGCTGCGCCTCAAATTGTTTTTTGCGAATTTCTCTTTCTCTTTCATTTTTTTTCGCCTCAATTTCAATCAGTCTCTGCTTATTACCATCGGCCAATCGAACCTCCTCATCGTACCTCTTTTGACTTGACTCCAATTCTGCACTCAAATTCTGCTGATATAAGTTGAATGCTCCATCGGTAATGCTTGCAATATGAGCAACAACTTGAGCAGCAATCTCGGCTCTCTGCGCAGCGGTCTCCTTGTCAATCGCAACCAACTCTCTGCCCAATTCCTTATTCTTGGCAATGAGTTCGGCATTCTGCGTATCAACGGCATTCATGGCATCCTCATTGCCTTCGTACATGAACTTCTCGTTGATGGCGATGATTTCATTGTTGGTTGCTATTTCATTTTCAATCAACAATCTGCGCTTCTTCTCCTCCTTATCCTTGGTTGATTTGATTTCTGAATCACGAATTGCTTTCCGGGATTCCGCTCCCTTCAATTCGTTCTTATACCGCTCATCAACAACCTCTGCATCTGCTTTCGCTAATTTCCCCAACTGCTTGATTTGGATGTCAATTCCGGCAGTTGGAATCGCTTGCTGAACCGCTCCAAGTTGTGCTTGTTCCACCGCTTTTCCCTTGGTGAAGTCGGCTGCCAACTTCGGCTCTTTTTTCGCATATTTCTCCCGCAGAGCAATCGAATCTTGGAGGTATTTCTCCTCAATCCGGAGCAATTCCACGGCCTTGGTTGCTTCATCCTTTTTCGATGCCTCAAGTTCGATTTGAGCGACTTTCTTCTGCTCCTCGATGCGGGTCATCTCTGAATCGAAATCCTTTTTGACTTGCGCCAATCGCTGCCTCTCGGCTGCCTCTGCCTTGGCCTTGGCTGCCTTGGCTGCCTTGTCAGCATTTCCCTTCGCAGCATCATCTTGAATCTTCTGCCGTAGCGCAACCGCCTCCTTCTCCCGCTTGACCTCAGTCATCAAGATATTCCTCTTTATGGTCGCATATTCTAACTCTTGCTGCACTCGTGGGTCAGTTTTGGAATAGGTTTCGGCTGCGTTCTTGAGTGCATCATATGATGCCGTAATATCCCGCAGAATACTGCGTGATGCATCGGCACGACTTACTTCCTCGGCCTTGATGCCTCGTTGCTTGGCAATCAATATTTGCCGTTCGGAAATCTCCATTTCCGAATTGAACCGGATGTTTTCCTTAATTCGCTCCTTCTGCTTGTCCGAGTATGCTTGACTGCTTAAATTCACCTTATCAAATAGGTCTCCGGCCAAATCATCCCAATAATTGAGGGAGTCAAACATATACTTCAACACCGGAGCGATGACCCCGGATGTGGTCTTGGCATTGTTTTGAATCTTGTTGAAGAATCGCTCCATTGATGAGCCAAGCGAGTCGCTCATCTGAACCATCTGAGGCCCGAATGTCTGCTCCAACTGCATCGCAAGGAGAGGCAGCACATCCTTTGCCATGACATTGCCGGAGGAAATCATTTTGCCGAGTTCGGCCTCGGTGACCCCAACCGCTTGAGCGGTCAATGCGAATGCACCGGGAATGCGCTCGGAAAGTTGACCACGCAATTCTTCTGCTTGCAAAACACCTTTTGAGAGTGATTGCTGCAATGCTCTGAATGCGCCATCCATTTGTTCAGAGGAGAGACCCATTGCTCGTGATGCCACAACCACCGCCTTGAATTGCTGATTGGTTTGGTCGAGCGATTGCCCGGCCAATGTTGCTGCCGTGGCGAAATCCTTGTATGCCTCTGATGCAGTTTTAAAAGATACACCAAAGTTGTTTGCAAGCGATTTGAGACTCTCAATTTGCTGCTCTGCTTTTTGACTCGACCCGGTGAGAAATGTGAATTGAGCATTCAGCGATTCAACTTGTGCGCCCATCCTCGCCATTGAGATGGTGGTATCATAAATCTGCTTGGCGATAAATAGTTTGCCTCCCAATTTAACCATGGAGGTCAATTGATCAAGCAAGTCTCCTCTGCCTCCTCCGGCCGCTGCCATGCTTGGCATCTTAATCGTGCCGAGTTGCCGTTGGAATGCTGCTGCTGCTGCTTGATTCTTCCGCAGTTGCGCTTCGACTCCGGAGAACCCGGCTGCTGCCTTGTTTCCGGCTGAAACTGCGACTGCTCCCGCTTCCTTGAGCGAGTTGGTGAATGCCCGAACTTGCGATTGCGATTTGCCAATCGCTGCTCCGAACTTGATTGCTCCATTGGTTGCAGAACCAAGACCCGCTCCGGCATCCTTTCCGGTTTGATTCAGATTCTCTTGAAATTTATCGAGTGCTGCGTTGGCTGCCTTCTCTTCTGCGGTAAGTTTGTCAAATGCCTCGGTTGCCTTGGCTAACTCCGAGGAATCGACAACATATTTGATTTTAACCTCATTCAACATGGGGAGTTGCGTTTTCGCAAAAGTAAAGAAAAAAGGTCGGCAATTACCGACCCATTATTTCCCGATTTTGCGATTCGCTTCCCGGAGTCTTGCGTTCTCCTTTTTCAACTCATTCAACCATGTTGAGTAATTGAGGTAATATTCGTAAATTGGTTTCGTGACCAAGCATTGAATTGTTTGTGGGTCTCCATTTCCGAAATGATAGATTTCCGCAAATCTGCGTCTAAATTCCCGGTGGATATAAGTGAAGTAATATGATTTATTGTGTTCATCATTCTTTTGCTTTCCGCCTCCAAAAAGGTCGGAAAATTCTTGCTCAATTCTTCGAAAGAGGGAATTAAGGCGGAGTCCGGCAGACTCAAAAAAAAACCCGGCACATCATTATTCGCCATCCAATGCCTCATCTTTTCGGCATTATATGGATATTGATAATCGAGCGGGTTCTCTTGCTCATCGAAGTACATCACCGATGCCAACTTGATTGTCCGGGTGAGGGAGAATGACATAGAGAGTTGCTCCTTGAGTCGATTCGCCATGATGCCAATCTCGTACAACTTCTTGTCTGCCGGAGTCTTCTGATTGATGACCATGGCAATCAATGCCTCATTCCATGATTGCAGAACTGCCGGGTTGACTTGCCACAACTCCTCGGTGAGAATGTCACGAGCAGCGATTGCCCGTTGAAATGGTATGTTCACATCTGCCGAGAATCGGAAGTAATTGATGCCTCCGGAGGTGAATGCAAATTCGATTTGGTCGTGCCTCTCCTTCGGTGCGTTGCCGTTGTATCGTGGTACTCCGGGAATCACCGGATTCACCACTCCACTATCTCGGCCGGAGGAATCAGTTTTCGAATCACGAAAAAATTTAGACCTAAAAAAAGCAAGCATAAAGCAAAAGAAGAATCAAAAAGGAAAAACGAAATGCCAATGTACTGCCATCCGGATGAGCAGTAAGGACATTCACCCAATGGTTTCGCAAGGTTCACCGGGAGTCTCTGCAATTGGCAGAGATACCACCGCCCAACCGGATGGTCTTCCATCAGATAGTTCAAGAAGTAGGACAACATTGCGCTCATTGTCGCAATCGTTGCTTGGCAGAATAATGCAGCAACCTCTCCTTCCCTTCCCGCAAGATAATTGATACTCATTGTTTTCCATT